CCGAACCAAAGATAGCCTTGTCGTTGTCGCCGAAGGTGGCATTGCCATTAAACTCAGCATCACCTGTTACGGTCAGTTCATCTGCCGTATTAAATCGTGTGGGTCCAGAACCAATATACCCCATTAGGTGATCTCCAGAAGTGAAAGAGCCACATCAGCGGAAGCGGCGGTGTTGCTAGTTACTTTAACAGTGTCCCCCGGCTCAACTACTACTTTTTGCTCACCTCCGATTATAACAATGCTAGATCCAACAGGAACCGGCGCTGCTTTAATAATATACACACTGTCTTCCGCGCCAGACGTTCTGGTGCTGGCATCAAGCTGTACATCAACTTCAATTTGACTTGTGTGTATGTTTGCCACAGTCAAACCTATTAATGTTGTCTGAGTTGATGCGGGGCAGGTATAGATAGTGGCGGCTGACGTACCTACTCCAGTGTCTGTTTCTGATTTAAATGCGTTTGCCATTTTTCTATCCCAATGCTATTGCGAATGCCAAGGCGTTGTCAGTGAAGTTAACTATTGTGCCGCTATCGTCATTATAGATCATTTTTTCAGCGGGCATTGTACAAAAGATTGTGCGAGTTCCTGCTGCCCAGTTTATCTTCTCATCACCAATAGTCAGCGCCGTGTCGTCTGCTAGTGTTACGGCAGTATCCAGTACAATGCTTGTCTGGCTGTTTACTGTAGCAATAGTAACAACGCCAGATATTCCCGTGCCACGCACACGCTGACCAACAGTTAATGTGCCACTTTGCACATTGTCCACCGTAACAGAGGTGGAATTAGTTACAGCGCCATTAACGTCTGCGGTAATCTTGGTGCTGCTGCTTTCAAAGATTGTGTCTCGTGAAAGAGTGGTGCCTGACAAAGTGTATGTGCCAATACCAACCTCAAAGTTCGTGCCATCAGTGCAGGCATAATATGTATTATTGCCGTCACCAATTTCAGAAAACGCATCAAACCCAGTTAAGGCACCGGCAAGAGTTAACGTGCCAGTGCCTGTTGTGGTTGTGGTTTCTTTTACACGATCCTTGACTACAAAGGCCATTACTTCAACTCGACTGACAGGTTCCCTGCGTTAATACGGAAGATGTCGCCAACTGCAAGTGTCTTACTTGCATCCAGCGCACCCACAAACAAGATGTTTGAACCGTCAAAGGTAAGCACCGCATCATCAGCCAGAGTCACCGCTGTGTCCAAGACGATGCTGGTTTGTGATGTTACTGTAGCCACCCGTACAACGCCGCTTGTGGCACCAGTAATACCTGTTCCAGTTACCACATCGCCTACAACAACTGTTCCGCTGTTGCCGTCCAAAGTTACGGAGGTCGATGCTGAAACAGCGCCGTTAACATTAGCCGTTGCGATGTTTGCATCAGCTACAAAAGCGTGAGTCACTGTGTAAGATGCTGCTGTTCCTGCCGCCGCCGGATACTCAATGTTGTTATCGTTGATAACCCTCTGGGCGTCACAAACCACAGTGTCGCTTGCGGCGTGAGCGTAATCTGTCGTGCTTGACGCGCCGCGTGTACAACCTGTTAGCGTATTTGTGCCATCAAAGTTAAGCGCTACATCGTCCGACAAGGTAACTGCCGTGTCCAAAACAATAGCGTTTTGGCTAGTCACCGTGGCTACACGAACCGTGCCACTGATACCTGTGCCAGTGACAATCATGCCAACGGTAATTGTGCCGCTGTTGCCATCAACTGCTACGCTAGTAGAAGAGCTAACCGCGCCATTTACGTCCGCCGTGGCAGTTCCGTCTTTGCCGGTATATGTGACAATCTCGTCATCAATAGTTACTGATCCACTTGCAGGAAATGCCTCTGCGTCTGTGAGAATTAACTCTGTGTCGCCTTGGGCAAAGTTTACCGCAATGGTGGTAACAGACTGCTTCCAATTAGCTGCCGTTACTTGCTGACGAGTATAGTTGGCATCATCTGTGTCCACTTGGACCTCAGTGATATTGCCGTTTTCCGCAGATGTTACTGCGGTGGCTAGGCCGACATAAATACTGTTTCCCGGCGTAGCAAAAGAAAGAGAGTCGTTCTTGAACAAGTAGTCAATAACGCGCCTTTCTAGATAGGTGGTTGCTGCATTTGATGTTGCCATCGTCTTTTACTCCTGTTTATGTGCGTGGCCTATCAGGTAGACCTCTCCTGTAGGCATCGCTATTCTCTCTAGCTTCAGCCAAATCCTTTAAGCGTTGTATTTCCTGCATAAACCTCTGCTCATACAACTGCATCATATCTTGCTCGCCTTTCATGTAAGTATACGCTTCAACGAGTGAACCGTAAAGAAGGGCATTTGGAGCGTTTTCACTAAGCCAAGTCGTGCCAGAACCCGCCCCTGCGGTGATGCTTGTGGGCTTGTAATAATAATGCAGCTCAACGTCATAGGCGAGATTTGGTGTTGGACTTAAAATGAAATTGTCTACATCAAATATTCCGTAATATTTAGGAGTAGCCGGTGCATTAATAGAATTATAGTATTCTTGCAAGTAGTTAACGTCTTTTAACTCTAAAAATTCTTTGTAATTAGCAGTTGTAATTTGCAAGGAAAAAGGAGCTAAATAGTCAGTCGGAACATTTAAATAAGGGTCCCCAATCGTCAGTTGAGCTGCTGCGTTTTTTCTAAAAAGCTCAAGATCAACAACAGTCAGTATTCTGTCTTCACATGATCTAATGAAAACAGGAAGATTGTTAACAAAGGATGTTTCAGAGTTATCTGTAAAATCCTGTATTGCAGTTTGCAGTTGTGCGTATGTAAAGCTCATTTATATCACCAATGTTACAGGCCCAGACGTAGCAGAACCGCCGCCGCCTCTTTGCCCACCCTCTGTCGCTGTGCCTGAATTAGCAACAAATGTGTATCTGTCCACGCTTACTACCGTAATGCTGTTACCAGAAGCATACTCAATATCTGAAGCCAAAAAACCGTCAAATGGTTTTACGCTGCGAAATCTTACTACATCTCCGGTTGTTCGTCCATGAGACGGCTCTGTAACAGTTATTACATTGCTTCCAGAAGCACCGGTTAAAAATGCGTTCAAACCCAAAAGATGCTCCACTTCTGGAGCCACCCTGCTATCGGGTCGAGGATCCCTCAACGCTTCCGCATCAGGCGGATGCCTTGTAATCTCAAGCTGTGGGTGCTTTGCTTCCCACTCATCTTTTCCAACAAGAAAGCCGTTCCATTCTTTGCGCATGTCACGAAGACGGTAACGAAAACCAGACCTGTCTGATATTCCGTATGCGTCTTTGCCAGAAGCGAACCTAGCCATCATTAAATCCTATAATATTGAAGGTTAGGAGTTATGCTAAATGATGCTCTGTCACGATCTTCTGCCTGCGCACGATCAAATTCTTCGTCATAGATAGCTTTAAGCATTTGAATACGATCAGGTGCTTTTTTGATTGCAAGATAGTAAGCAAGGCCAGCAGCTAGACATGGGTAAAATCTAAAGGGCATTTGCAATGTGTTATTATAATCGTCAGCATCGTCCATTCTAGTCAAACAATCATAAACGATAATATCTGTGCTATTCTCTGGAACTGGCCACAGCTTTATAGTCGGCGTTATTTGACGATCTACAAAAAACTGAGTAGGGCGAGCCTCTGTTGTCTTTGATGGAATGGATAGATATTCATCTCGGCTAACTCTATCCATTGAGTAGTCTGTGCCGCTTCTGCGCAACGATGCTGACAATACATCAATAACATCTGCGCCAAGAGTATAGTTTCCAGTTCCCTGAACAAGAGCTAGTGTGCGCTGCTCAATTGTCCACTGGTTTAAGCCACGGTTTGCCCAATCAGCAAGCATTAGGTTTAAAGATCTGCGAGCTGTTTTTAAGTCATAGCCAGTGCGGACTTCAAGGCCGCAACGCTCAAAAGCCTCTTCAATGTAATCACTTACATCAAGCTCAAAATTAGTAGACCCAGATACGGCCATTTACTTTTTCCTCTTCAAAGGCTTAACGCGCCTTGGCTTTCCTGCCGGTTGACCTAGACGCTTCTTCTGCGATATTCTACTACGCTTTTCTGCTGCTGTCATCTCTCCGCTTGTTTTCGGGGTCTTAGAAGACACACGCTTGGAGGGGCGGCAATATGGAGTACCCCGTTTTTCACCCTTGCTACGCCCACACGCTTTCCCCGTGCGAACATCCTTCCACTCCTCTTTGAACCACCTCTTGAGAGCCGCTCCTTTTTTAGTTTTTCGTACTGCCATATTTCGTCCATACCTACAAAACAACTGCGAACAAATAAACAAACATTCCAACAGACATAATTATAACGCTGGCCACAAGAATTATCTGCTTCATCATTTCTTCAAATTCTTTAGCTTCTTGTAGCTTTTTTCTACGTTCAGCCGCCGCTGCCTCTTTAGCTTCTTGTATACGTTTAGCTCTTTCAGCAACAATACCTTTCCACGTTCCGTGACCA